GTGGTGCGGGTCGCGGTTGGTGGCCTGGGTTGGTGGGGGGGGGGGGTTGTTGTGGGCGGGCGCGCCGTGCGCGGGTGCGGGGCGGGGTTCCTTAGCGACCTTCGGGAACCGTAGGACGAGCTTTTGGCCGGGCTGTCCGTTTTTGGTCGTGTAGGTTTCGAGGGCGAGGGTTCCCGTTGCGATCACGGGGTCCCCCTTGCGGAGTAGTTCGGCGGCGGCTTCGGCTTCGGCGTCCCATAGGGTCGCGTTGATCCACAGGGGCGCGCCGTCGTCTTCCCAGTCGCCGGTCTGTCGGTTTTTGCGGCGGGGGGTGGCCGCGATGGATAGCTCGAGGACGGCGTGGCCGCCCTGTGTCCATCGGAGCACGGGTTCGGCGATGCGCCCGAGGATGGTTGCTGTTGCGGGCATGGTGTTCCTTTCGGTGGTTACTTGTCGCGCTGCGCGTAGGTGTCGAGTTCGTCGGCGATGACGCGCAGCGCGTTTGCGAGGTCGGTATATGTCATGTCGAACCGCTTGACTTCGCTCGTGCCGTCGCGTCCGATGCGGATGAGTGCGAGGGTGTCCGCCTCGAGCTGGTCAAGATAGGCAACCGCGTTGGGTGGCAGGGGCAGGTGTGTCATTGCTCATTCCGTTCGGCTAGTCGCGTGCGGGGAGGTTGCGTGATGCGCGGGCTATGTCCGCGAAGGCACGCATCGGATCGTAGTTGCGGTACTCATCGATGATACGCCGCCGTTCGGCTTCGGTATCGATGGTGTACTCGATACGGAGCCCCACGTGGGATGCGTCCACATACTCGACGGTTGTCGGTTCGATGCTGGTCGCTTCGGCGTCGGCGGGTAGGTCGCGTAGTGCTTTGGCGATGTCGCGGAGCTTCACGGGCTTACCGGACGGCCAGGTGAGGGTCAGGACCCGGGTGTGTCGTGTGTTCATCGGTCGGTCCTTTCGGGGGTGTAGGTGAAGTTGATTGCAAGTTCCGCCACGTCTGGCCTGTGGTCCGTGGACAATACGCTCATTTCGGTAAGCCGCGCGCCCTCCGGCAGGTTGGTGATGATTGCGCCGACGAGGGCAGCCGATACGCCCTCGTTGGGGTTGTAGGTCACCGTGACGAGGTCGATCCGTTTGTTACTCATTTCGCGCCTTTCATGCGTGGTTGTTGATGAGTTGCTCGAGGCTGCGGCGTGCGGTAGCGTTGCTGTCAACATGACCGGTTCCGCTCCCCGCGCCGCGACGGGAGTCCAGGGCCGGTCTTTGTTGTCCCCAAAACGTGTATTTCACGCGTAGCTCGGTGCGAAGCGGGGTGACGTGGGTTTCAATGTGGATGATAAGTGCATCCTCGGGAACGTAGGAGCGGAGCGCGTGCGTGACGGCATGTGCGGTCGGCGGGTTGTCTGTCTCCCAGGGGATGACTAGACCGTAGGTTTCAGGTGTCAGCATGGTCGTGGGTCCTTTCAGACGGCGCGGAGCTGGGGGGCTTCGGCTGTGCGGGGTGCGGTGATTTCGGGGGGCGGGGCGGGGACGCCTGCGGCGTCATAGCCGAGTTGGCGGGCGGCGGCGTTGATCTGCGCGGGCGTCATGTCGGGATGAGCGTCCATAGCGAACGCCTGGGCGGCGCGTAGCCACGCGACGTACTCGGACGGGGCGAGGTCCCCGTCGGGGTATAAGTCGCCGCCGTTAGCGGGCATGGTCACGAGATTCAGGCGGTTCGCGCGGTCGATCCGTTCAACTTCACTACGTTTGCCCTTCAAGAAGTCCACGAGGTCACCGAGGCGGACAAAGCCCGGTGTTTCGTCGAGGACGTCGGCGGCGCGGGCGAGGTCGGCGTCTGTGGCGTCGGGAAACTTGCGGCTGATCTTTCCGCCCCACGTCTGTAGCTGGCCGGGCTTGGGGATGAGGACCCCGGCGTCCTCGAGGTGTTCGAGGAAGGCTTGCATGCCGCGTCCGGTAATCACTGGCGATTCCCTTCAATGGTGAGGATGGTTGCTTCGGCGGGCTGCGCGGCCCAGGTGGCGTCGATTTCGGCTGCCTTAGCGCGCTGTCGGGCGCGGAAATCTTCGGAGCGGGTGACGTGCGGGCGCTGCCCGCGTTCCGCCTGTAGTTTCAGGGTGTCCCACTTTTCGCGGAGCTTCGGGACACCGAGGATGTTCGACCGCCAGAACTCGGACCGGGCCACCCAGTCGATTGCGGCGTGTACCTGATCGGGCGTGCGTCCGTCGCGGTCGATCATGAGTCGAGCGGCGTCGCGCCATTTCTTGGTGATGCGGGGGCGTCGTCCGGTCCGGTCGGCGACGCTATCCGCCATGTGCGCGCAAATTGCCTCGACGTCGGGGCGGTCGCCGGGGGTGTCGTCGATGATGGTCACCTCGAGGGCGCTGTCGTCGTCTGTCGCGGTCGGCGCGGGTGCGGGCGCGGGTGCGGGCGCGGGTTCGGCGGCGTCCTGTGCGGCGCGGGCGCGTTGGCGTGCTTTGCGTTCGCGGGCGGCGGCTTTGCGGGCGTCGCTTTTCGCGGTGATGTCCCCCCAGGTACCGTTCCACCGTGTCCACGACGCCACGGTGATTGTGGTCGCGTCGGCGGTGACGAGGCCGTGTGTGGTGAGGGCGTCGAGGCGTTTGGCGGCGTCGGTTAGGCCGAGGCGGCTGGTTGCGACCTCGACGGGGACAGCGCCGTCGGTTTCGGGGTGCAAAGCGCACCACGACAGGAGCCGGATGTAGAGAAGCTCGGCGTCGGGTCCGGCGGCGATGACGGCGGGGTCATCGTAGTAGCCGCCTGCGAGGGCGGCGTATCTGCCGGGGCGCTTGAAGGGGGGCATTGTGTGTGCCTTTCGGTCGGGCGGTGCGTCACTAGCTATATGCTAGCGGCTGGGGGGGGGTGCGTCAACTGCTAGCCGGTTGCGCGCCGGTCGGTGACGCGCGAGCGTCGCCGACGTGATTCTATCCCTCATCCTTTATCTTCTCCTTCCTCCTTTATCCTTGCGCGCATGTCCCGCGTGACGTCACGCCCGTGTCACACATGCATGTCACGCGTGACGTGAGCGTGACAATGAGGATCGGGCGCGTGCGCACTTTTCGGCGGGGCGGCGCGGTTTGGTGGGGTGGGGCGGTATATTTCCTGGCATATTTGACGCGGTTTTCCCACTCGGATGTCACGCGCGATGTCACGCGATTTTGACCCCGGTGTCACGCGCGTTTTTTGCGATGTCACGCGATGTCACGCACCCGGTCACGCGCATGTCACGCGTGACATGTGGCGTGACATGGGGCGTGACAGGCGGGCGCGATAGCTGATCGGCGGGGCGTGTTGCAGGTCACGCAATAACCCTTGCATACGCCTATGCATAGGTGTATGCTGGGGTCATCGGGAGGGAAACGCCCGCCGACAGACCGAAAGGACCGAAACCATGAACACCGCAACCACGACCGAAGGCATCCGCGACTACCTCGGCGACTTCGCCGCCGACTTCGCCGAGGATCAGATCAGCATTATCACCGCCGCCGCTATCGACGTCGAGGAGCGCATCATTGCCAAGTACGGCGACATGACCCTCGAGGAGCGCGGCGTGATGATGCTGACGCCGCTCGAGGCTATCGTCGAGTACGTCAGTGATGAGACGACGCTCGCTAAGTGCGTCGGCGACGATGAGCGCCTGGAGGCCGCCCTGATCGCCGGTGCGCACAGTGGCCGTTTCACGGAGCGCCTTGCCGAGGCCGCCGGGATCGACCTGACCAAGGCACAGGAGCTCCTCGGGGACCTCGCCTAATCTCACCGAACGGTGGCCCTGCCCGCGTGGGTGGGGCCACCGCCCAGCCCACCGTCACTGTTTGCACATGAAAGGTCCGAAGACCCATGACCGATAGCAAGATCATCGATCAGATTAGGCAGCTCCTGCGTATCGCGTCCGACCGGGGCGCGAGCATTAACGAGCGTGAATTGGCGCAGCGCCGCGCCGAGCGCCTCATGGTGCGTCACCGCATCGAGTCCCTTCCCGAGGGCGACGCGCGCGCCCGCGACGAGGATGTGACCTCTATCAAGGTTGAGATTAAGGGCAGCTCCTCGTCTATGGCGCGGGCTATCGTGGACGGCCTCGCCACCCTTGCTAGGTCGCTGAGCTGCTTCTGCTCGTGGCGCACCTACCGCCGTCATATTGTCGCTACCATCGTGGGCACCCGTTCGGACCTCGCGTATATCACGGAGTTCTACAACGCAGCCGTCACGTCCTACCCGTCGATGTTGAAGGACCGGTTACGCACCGCAGACTTCTACAGTCAGTCGGAGCGCCGCCGTTTCCGCCGTTCCTACGTGATGGGTTTTTTCCAGGGCATTGCTGAGCGTATCGAAATCGCCACGCATGAGGAGATGACATCGACGGGCCAGGAACTTGTGCTCGCATCCCGCTACCAGCGGGCCGAGGCGAAGGCATGCGAGGGCCGTAACATACGTTACGCTCGTGAACTCATGATCGACCGCGACGGCGAGGCGGGCGGACAGCGCGACGGATACGCCTCCGGCATCGGATGGATGGGCGAGCGCCTCGACGGGCCGCGCGTGGGTATCGCCGCGTCCTGACCACTAACCCGAAAGGAACTCCCCCATGAACCGTGTTGCACGCCCCATCGTCGGGCTGATGATCCTGATTACCCTCGTCGCCCTGTTCGTCATGTCCGGCGGGTCTGCGGCCCGCACGTCGAACGCGGCGGCGAACGAGCCCGCGCCCCCGGTCCTGACCGGGTGGGTAGGCGCGGACAGCCGCCTGCAGTGGTCGCTGTCGTGGACGCCGGAGCCGGGCGGTGGCCTCGTCGATGTGACCTCCGATTCCGAGGACGTGTACCCGGGCGTGACGTGCCGGACGGACGCCGGTCGTGAGATCACGCTACAGGGCGCGCAGGACGACGTGAATCGCGTGTCCGTCCGCATCCCGGCGGGCGTCGCGCGGTGTGATGCGTACATGGGGGGGCGGCCCGCGTCGCGGACGCGGCGCATGTTCAATAACGTGACTGTCGGCGGGCGTGCCGTCGTCGGCGTGATCGACCGTAGCGACCCGCGCAAGGCGTGACTTACCATGCGGTACACAGTTCATTTTGACGGGGCCGCGTTGGCGCGTTTCAGCAGTGCGCAGCAGGCGCTCATCGCGTGGATCATAGGTCAGCAGGCAGCGCGTGGTCAGGTTTGGACCATCGATGAGATAGCCGAAGACTACGCCGATGACCTAGCCGACCTGGCTGGCCAGGAGGTCGAAGTCGTGTGCCGTAGCGGCGAGCCCGGGTGTCCGCCGAACGTATGGTATCGGCCCGTTTAGACAGCGCCCCGCCTTCCTGTTGGTCAGGATCGGCGGGGCGCTTCGACGTGCGGCTAGTCGTCGAGGGCGGTCACGATGACGTGGACGCCCGGCTTCTGATCGGCGTGTGCCCACCACTTGGTCAGGACCCACGTGACGATGCGTGAGTCCTCGGACAGGACACCGCCGGGGGCCGCGAGCGCGTCGCCGACGGCGCGGGCCAGCTTATCGAGGTCCGGTTTGGTTGCCGCGTGGTCAGGGAACCGGGGGCGCTTTGGGCGCGGTAGGTAGAAGCGCGCTTCGACGGCGACAGGTCCGTCATGCTGTTGTGTCCAACCGACCGCGAGTGCGGCGGCTTTGGCGTCGCGGGCGACGATGGTTCGCCACCCGGCGAGCCGTGGGTTATCGTGCGCGACAACGGGTCGCCCGCCCCTGTAACCGACGTACTTGTGTGACCCCTCGGGGGCGGGGGCGCCCTCCGTGAAGAATCTGACCACCCGGTTCACTGTTCGCCGCCGTCGTCGTTCAGGGCGGTGACGCGGGCCTTGATGAGGTCCTGCAGCTCCGGGTGCGCTTGCCACCACGTCCGGAGCTGTTCCTTGTCCGTGCAAGCGGCGATCAGCTCGGGCGTGACGGCGGGCGTCGCCGCGTCGGTGTTCGCAGCGTCGGCGGTATCGGGGCGTCCGTCTTCGTCGGGGTCGCCGGTGATGCCCCAATCGACCTGCGCGAGCTGGCGCTTCGCGTAGGTGAGGTTCGCCCCGAACGCCTGGGGGTTTGCCGGTCGGTCAACGATGAGCGCGCCGAGGGGCATGGTGTTTCCGTCGGCGTCCACGAGCGAGGAAATGAGGATAGGCGGCGTATCGCCGGTGGGGGCCTGGATCGCCTGCCGGTAGGCGAGCCCGTGCTTGGCACACGCGGCGCGGATCACGCCGAGCGTGGCTTTCAGGGATGCGAAGCGCGTCCTGAAGTGCGGGTTCGCCGAGTCGAGCGGCGGGTTCTCACAGTCGGCCCATGCGGCGGCGAAGCGCGCCTCGATGCTGACAGGGGTTCGCGCGGGCGTGGTCTTGCGGGCGGGCTTCTTTTCGGGGGTGTTGTCGGTCATTGTCGTGTCCTTTCGATGTGGTCAGTTTGCCTGGGCGGCGTACCAGGCGGGCGGGGTGATTTCGGTGATCGCGTCGCCGTAGGCTGGCCAGACGTTGAACACCTGGCACATGTTCAGGGTATCGAGGGCGCGGCGCATACGCGCGTACCCGGCGGCGAGGAAAAACTCGTCCATGTGGACGACACTGACCAGGTGGGGGGCGTCCACGCCGACGAGGACGTGAACGAAGTCCGCGTCCTCACCTGTGACGGCTTTCCACTGGGTCAGATACCAGGCGGCCTGGACCGCGTAGTCCAGGTTCGCGGCGTCGCGCGCCCATGACTTGGGGCGCGGCTGTCGCGTGGTTTTGAGGTCCACGAGCACGGTACGCCCGTCGGCGTCGCGCGTGGTCCAATCGATCCGGCCCCGGAGCCATAGGCCCGTGTCTTGGTCCACGCTGTAGATCGACTGCTCGGGCGTGCCCTGTGCGAACAGGGCAGCGGCGGCGGGGTGGTTCATGACCGCCTGGTAGGCGTCCTCGGCGCGCGCGTAGTCGGCGCGACTCATGGGGACCTGGCCGCGCTCACGGGCCGCCGCGATGTCTTCCTTCGCGGCCTTTGTGCGCAGGCTGTCGTGGTCGTGGATGTAGATGTCCAGGCCGGTGCCGAGCACCATGCCGTGGACGGTGTGCCCAAAGTCGAACGCGGCCTTCGGGGGGGCCGGGTTCTCTTTCGACCACTTGTAAAGGGCCGGGCAATCGAGGAGGCGCTTAGCCTCCGTCGATGACACCGACCCAGGGGGGCCAAAACGGCCCGAGTGATAGTCCAACTCGGGCACGTCGGGGTAGATGCCTGCCGCGAAAGCGGCGGCGTCATTGTCTGTCATGCGGTCTTTCCTTCCGGTCGGAATGTTGCCGGGATAGGCGTCGCCAGTCCCGGCTTAGGCTGATCGCGCCCGCGAGCGCGATCACGGTCCCAAGGGGGAGCGCCCAGGACGGGTCCCAACCCCCGGGGTTGGTGGGGCCACCCGACGCGGCGACGACGAGCAGTCCCACAATGAGGAGGATAGGGGTGAGCGGGTTCATTTGCGTCCCTCCTTGCTGACCAACGGGTAGGAAATGATGCACGGCACATGGTCGATTGCGCCGTCCTTGGCGAGGATCGCCACGCATCCGTGCGTTTCGAGGTCGTCGCCGTTGACGCAGGTGTATCGGGCGTCGTTCATGAGCATGAGGGCGTCAATCGTGTCGTCACGCTTCAGGGCGTGGAGTTCGACGCCCCACACGCCCTGGAACTCGGCGCTGCGTGCGACACGGACGTCCGCGACCGCGTGCGTTGACCGTTGCACCGCGTCGGTGAAGCGGTCGGCTACCCGTTTGGCGGCTTGGAAGGCGAGAAGATCGGGGTCCATGATTGGTGTCCTTTCGAGGGGGGTGCCCCCGGCCCTGTGCGGCGGGCCGGGGGCGATGGGTGTTTGTTACTCGCTGTCGGCCTCATAGTCGGCGAGCGCGGCGGCGATAGCCGCGTCAATCGCCGGGTAGGTCGGGCGCTCCTTACCCGCCCACTTGGAGCCCGCCCACACCTGCGCGGGCCAAAGGCGACGGGGAAGGACGGCCTCGATGTCCGTCCACTCGCCCGGATCGTCGGATGTGAAGCGAACATCGCCGAAGACGCGATCCATCGTGACGCGAACCTCGTCGTCAATGACATCGACGTAGATTGCGAGGAGGTTGTCGTCGTCGATGACGGCCAGCGCATATGCGCCCTCCACGTCGATGCCCCGGCAATCGTCGGCGGGCAGCTTGTCGGGCGTGACCCAGTTGAGCTGATCGGCGGAGGTGATGAGAGAGTTCATTGTTCGGTCCTTTCGGTCTATCGGGTGGGCGTTTCCCTCCCGATGACACCAGCATACACCTATGCATAGGCGTATGCATGGCTATTGATGTGATGTCGCATACATAAAGTGAAAGGGGGCCTCGCCGACCGAAAAGGCGAGGCCCCCCTGCCCCCGCCTAGCGGGGGGGGTTTTGTATTATGGCTAAGATTTGGAGGGGG